ACAAATATGCCTGTGGAAGAGGGTATGCCTAAAACAAATACTGAACTGATAAATGAGGCAATTTCATCTGGTGATAATGAAAAACTTGCAGATGCCCTTGCAAAATCTATAAAAGAGGGAGAGGGAGCTACACCTAAAACATTAAAACAATTACAGGATACCGAATTTGAAAAAACTATATTTGATATGATTAGTAAAAAATCAAATATACCAGCTACAAGACAAGATATACTTGAGGCCGAGCGAGATTTATATGATCAAGGAAATAACCCAACTGGGATAGTATTTCCTAAGGGCGACCCACATGATTCCAGTGATGAAGATGAATATTATGACCCCCCAACAAGTAAAACAAAACCACCACATATGAAAGCAAACGGATTAAAAGGCGGAAAGGTATCTTCAGTAGCAGATATTAAAAAATATATCCATAAAGTTGTAACAAGTAAGGAGGCAAAAGGATTAGGAGTTGCAGCATTAACAAGTTTAATAATGGCTGGAATTGGGGTGGCTGGATATGAGGCTCACCAATATGCAAGAGAGAGACGAAATCCTGATGTTACCGATTCCGATTTTATAAAAAGCCAAAGAAATAATGCAGAGTTAAAAGCAAAGGAAAAAGATATAATTCCAATAAAAAGATCGCACCAATTTATTGATATGTTAGAAGAGGAAATTGAAGATGAAATTGAAGAGGAACTTGATCGTCAAGATATGCTAAACATAAAATTATCACCATTATATGAATCGGCACAAAATCGAATAAAAAATGAAGTACACAGTGAAATAAGCTCTGAGCTTAAAGAATTAGATGATATATTTAAAAATATAGAATCCGAAACGATGACAAGCCCAATTGCGAAACCAACAATCGCTAGGGGGCTAGGGTTAAAGGGTGGAAAATTAAATATAGAACAAATTAAAAATTATATCCATAAAGTTGTAACTAGTAAGGAAGCAAAAGGATTAGGGGTTACAGCATTAACAAGTTTAATAATGGCTGGAATTGGGGTGGCTGGATATAAGGCTCACCAATATGCAAATAGAAATGGTGCCCTCGATTCTGATTTTATAAAAAGCCAAAGAACTACAGCACATATGAAAGAATTCGTAAAAAATGCCGTTCAAAAAGATGCAATGCAGTCAAAAAAGAAAAAAATATCTCCAATAATAAAAAGTATAGATCCAAATTATGACCAAAATAATGATTCATCTTCAGACGATGAGGCTCAAAAAAATAGATACAAATTACATTTAGAAAAACAAATAAAAAAAGCTGAAGACGATGCAAGATTAAAGGTTGGAATCGTATTAGATGATATTATACACAAAGTTGTCTATAATGATAATGTTGACAAGGTACGTGCGAAGAAATTGGCCGAGAATTTAGTGGATAGTGCTATAGATACAGCCATTGCGAATCATTTAGAAAAGGATTTACCCAAAGCAGGTAAGGGATTAAAGGGGGGAGGCTTTTCGAATAAGGTAAAAAAAGTAAAAGATAAAATTTATAAAATTATTACAAGTCCAAATGCTAAAACCATGGGCATTGCTGCATTATCTACTTTAATTATTACTGCATTAGGCGGAGTGGGCTTTCATATGATAAAATCACATGATGATAAATTAAGAACCCTAGGCGAAAATGTATTAAAGAATTCTAGAAATAGGAATTTTATTAAAGAAATAGAATCGGAATGGGAGCCAGAATATAAAGAGGGTGAAGAAAGGATAACACATTTTAGTGGTATGGGGTTGAATTCAGATACCAATAAAAGATTAGAAATAGCATCTAAAAAGATTACTGATTTAATTCAATATGCAAGAGATTTACATTTAGATAAAGCAGCATTGGTTTCATTAATTACATTTTTATTAGGCGGTGCTGGATATGCTGGATTTAAATATATAAAAGGTAAGGCAAGAGAATCTGAGCCACTTGATTATATTCCAGAGGATGATATTAGAGATGCTTTAGAAGAGTTTGCAACTGGAAAGCATAGAATGAGTAGGTCTGAAAATATAAAAGCAGATACAAAAGATGCGAATCTGCCATGGAGTGGTTTTGGCCTAAAACACTTTTTAAAGGGGGGAGACTTATCAAAGTTTGGAGATTATGCAAAGAAGAAAGAAGAGGCCGAAAAGAAGGCCAAGCCAATTGCCGAAAGGCTTACCGATTGGATTTATTCAGATGAGGCCAAATTACTTGGAAAAGCTGGACTACAATATTCAATATTAACGGCATTAGGACTTTTAACTGCATATGCTGGTAAAAAAGCTGGAGAGAAGGCAATTAGTTTATATCCTAGAGATAAAAGTAAAATTAATGATCCTGATGCTATAATGGCAAGTTTTGGAGAAAATGCCCCAACTGGTGATACTAAGGCGGTGCAAACCGCATTGAATCAATATGCAACAAATAAAGCACTTAAAAAAGCATTTAAACCTGACCCAACAATACTAAAACCAGATACCTTTGATATTAGACCACCTGAAGGTAGAATTGTGTCATCTGAACAATCAAATTTAAGTCGATATTTACTTGAAAATCCAAATAAGGCAGGAGTTAATAAATATTTAAAGGATATGGGATATAACCAACCATATAATGAAGCAATACTGCGAGATGATCCAGCTTTAGCCACAATATTCAGTTCTAAAGCCCACGGTAAGGCACAATTAGATGCTGTAAATAGATATGAACCACCATCTACCGGTACATATAGAAATCCACAAGATATTAGTGATACTGGGAAAGTGACACTATCGCATAAGGGTGTATATCAAGGCATTAAGGACTTTTTAAATCCAGAATCAAGTAAAGTGGAAGAAAGTAAAGAAGATTTTGAATCAGTTATGAAGCAAGTCGTACCAACTATTACAGCTAGTAGTATGGAGTCCGCATTGAAAGCACAAGAAGAACTTGAGAAAAATAGGCCTAATTTCACAGTTAAACAAGATAAGCCATCTTATATTGTACCACCAAAAAAATCAGTTAAATCAATATCTTCAATGTTTTCAGGAACATCTGCACCAACACCAGAATCGCAAAAAGTAGTTAAATCTCCACCGGTAAAAGCACCAGTAGAAAAATCCAATCCATATATTGACGCAATGATTGAACCTACTTCAGGAAAAAAAGATGAGGGTGATTCTGGAAAAGGGCTTAAAGAAGATTTTACAAAAACAATGAATAAAGCAGGTGATGCTATATATAATGTCATTACATCCTCACAAGTTCAAGGGGTTGCTGGGGGAGTTACCGCTGGTTTAATTGTATCTGTATTAAGTATGTTAATGCACGAAAAAAGGCAAGAGACACTTGCATCTAGAAGAGCAATTGCAAATCGCCCACCTAGGCCACCGCCTGTATCAACTAGGAGGAGAGTACGACCACCACCTAGAGGCGATAGCGATTCAAATCCATTTGCCACTGCGTAGGCATCGCAAAGAAGAGTCTGTGAACACAGACTCTATAACCGACCTCTATGGAATGAGAGCTACCCAATAAGATTATTTAGTTCTTTTATATTTTTTTGAATACTTTTAGACATACCCCACAAAATATATGCGGAATATAAACTTGCTGATGGTGTGAGGGAATCGATTAATTCTTTCTCTCTTGGATTGCCATAATGTCTAGCCCAGTATCTGTATCTAAGTTCCTTATCGCCATGGTCTATATATGTGCCACGAACTGGATTTAATAATCCGAATGAATATTTATCACCATTTTCAAGAGTTACTTGAAATCTTTTATTTCTTTTTGTGCTTGCTTGTATTGATTTAATCTTTTCTGACATACTCCGTAGTATTAGCGATGTCTATGCAATGCCAAATATATTGCAGTTCCAGCAAATGAGAATAAAAAAGATTTTTTATTAAACATTATATATATACAACCTTTTAAAAAATATCAAAAAAACACAGATGGATTATATGGTTAGTGCCGAAGACATCAAAAAAATACTTGGTAGGGATATTAAAATAATTAGATTTCCTGATTTAGTCGAATATAATTCAATTTCTGAAGTATTGCCATACCCAAATGATTGTGCTATATTATTCTTTATTGATGAGCAAAATAATAATCAATCGATAGGACATTGGACTTGCATTATGCGGAATGGTAAAAATTATGAATTTTTTGATAGTTATGGGCTTTCTAGCGCTGAAGATTTAGCGCATATTGATAAAGAAAAGAGGATAAAGTTTGGAGAAGTTTCTGATTATTTAAAAGAATTAGGGGGCGGTGCATTAAAGCACAATCCAGTGCAATATCAGGGATGGGATCCTAAAATAGCAACATGTGGGCGTTTTTCAATAATAAGATTATTAGCATTTATGAATGGAATAACAAACCCAAAAGAATTTTATAAATGGTTCTCCTCAGTGAAGAAACAATATGGAGCAAAAAGTTTCGATGAATTGGCGGTTATGTTAACATCTAAATAAATTTATCTAATTAGATAAATAAATATATAGTATATAATAAGACAAAATAAGATGCCGAAGACTGCAGTTGATTATTCTAAAACAGTTATTTATAAAATCGTTTGTAATGATCTCCTCGTTACAGATTTATATGTTGGGTCAACTATAAATTTTACTAAAAGAAAATATCAACATAGAACTATATGTATTAATCCAGTTGATAGACGGCATAATTTTAAAATTTATAAATTTATTAGAGATAATGGAAACTGGCCTAATTGGACAATGGTACAAATTGAAGAATTTCCTTGTGCAAATGGTAATGAAGCAAGGGCAAGGGAAAGATATTGGTTTGAGCAACTAAATTCAACATTAAATACACAACGACCAAATAGTGTACAAACAGAATATGAAATGTTAAGACCAGAATATAATAAAGAATATTACTCTCAAAATATAATTGAGATAAAAAAAAAATGTAAGGAATATTATAACACGAATCGAAATAAAATTTTAGAACAAACAAAGCAATATCAGCTTAAAAATAAAGATAAAATAAATGAATATGATAAAAAATACAAAGAAGCAAATAACGATAAAATTAAAGAATATCGAAATATAAATAGAGACAATCATAATAAACGAGCATCTCAACCATATACTTGTGAATGTGGCTCAATTTGTAGATTGGATAGCAAAACAAAACATTTTAAAACTTTAAAACATATTAATTATTTAAACTCACAAAAAGAAAATATTTAATAATATAAACTTAATTTATTTTTATTTTTTTAAAAAAAATGGCAGAACTAATTGACAATTTAATTGAAGAAATGGGGGGCGCAATGCCTATAACTGATGACGAAGATATTGTGGGTGGAAAGTCTAGGAAGAATAGGATTACGACCGAAAGTACAAAAAAAGTATATCTTGCAAATATTATTAGATTAAATAATAAGCAAGCAATCAAAACAAAAAAAAATGGAGAACCAAATTATGATTTTCTAAAAGATACCGAAAAAGTATTGACTCGCATTCAAAAATTGAAGCCCAATAGCCAGAGGACCTATTTAATTTCTATTGTTACAACATTGCGAGGGCTAAAACAATATGAGGCAGTATATGATATGTATTACGAATTAATGATGAGTCTTGCAGAATCACTAAAGAAAGGCTCAAATGTAAAGAGTGAGACCCAGCAAAAAAATTGGATTGAGCAGAGTCAAGTGCTTGAAATTTATGAAGATTTAAAAGCCAAAGCAATGCCACTATTCGCAAAAAAGAAAGTTGATGACCAAGAATGGGCTATTATTTTAGATTTTGTTATTTTATCATTATACGTATTACAACCGGTTCGACGTAATAAAGATTATATGCTCATGTTATATGTTAATGACAAAAATATCATTGAAAATCCAGAATTTAATTACTATTTGCCAAAGTTGAAAAAATTTGAATTCAATCAGTATAAAACATCTGGAACATATTCTATGCAGGAAGTTGAAGTAAACCCAGAATTGGTTGATATTCTTGCAAAATATGCAAAAATACACCCTTTAAAGAAACAAAAGAACTTTTATTTATTGGTGAATTATAAGGGAGAGCCATTGCTTGCGGTGAATGCAATTACGCGCATATTAAATCGCATCTTTGGTCGTCCAATTGGGGTATCAATGTTGAGGAATATTAGCCTTACTGATAAATATAAAAAAGTTATGGAGGAAATGGACAAAACCACAGCTGAAATGGGAACATCATCAAATACCGCAAGAGGGACATATATTAAAATGGACAGTTAATAATTCATGATAAGTAGCTCTTTTCTTAGCTCTTTCTTATTATACCATGTGGTTTTAACCCCTATTTTTTTTATTTTAAATCCTTTAAATACTTTTCTAATATTTGGACTATCATTAATAGTCAATAGAAACTTACCATTAATATTTTGTAATAAAAAAGCCATCACCTCATAATCTATATCCACCGGGGTAGCATAAAAATTTACATGCGTATTTTCATATGGCGGATCGATAAAGAAAAAAGTTTCAGGGCTATCATATTTTAATATTATATCAATATAATCTTTATTTGATATTTTAACACCTTTTAGCATCTGTTTATAATATTTTAAATTTTTTAGTATTGCTGTTGGATTCGAGTCGTTATATATTTGTCGAGCACTGGTAAACGTTTTTGAATTAAAACCATTGCATGCGATGATTCTATAATATAATAATAAATCCTCTGTAGTATTCTTATGGCTATCATAAAAATTTTTTATTTTTTCTAATGTATTTAAATCATGGCGATACCTATTTGGGGATAATGGCGCCTTTTTAATTAATTTTAATATATTAACAACATTTTTATCTAAGTCATTTAATATACTACCATGTGATGCTTTTGGTAAATTAAAAAAAACAACTCCAGATCCAACAAATGGCTCACAATATATTGCATGTGGTGGTATTAACTCTATTATATCTTTTAAGATAGGTAACTTATTACCCTGTCTACAATATGGAGATTTTATCATTTTATATATTATATAGTATATAAAACATAAAAATATATAAATGGGTCGATTAGGCGAATCAACGGCGACTCATTCACATCATGGATTTAAAATACAATCTGTACTAGTGCCAAAAGATAAATTCAGTAAATCAGAGGCGATTAAATATATTAGAGAACATTTTGAATATAAAAAAATAGATTCTACTCAAAGAAAGAACTTTTATAGTTTCCGTCAATTTGACCCAACCCCAAATAGTAAATACTTTACAAAAGTATTAGATAATGGGGCTGAGCTTGTATTTGAAAAGGTGCCGCCACTGCGTAGGCATCGCAAAGAAGAGTCTGTGGCCACAGACTCTATAACCGACCTCTATGGAATGAGAATAGGAAAAGACAGCATCAAACCGCGAGATAGTGAGGGGGGATCATTAAAAGTATCAGAAATATATAAATTCATTAAAAATGGTCATGTAGATGATAATATTAGGGAGAAGCTTGCGGGATATAAATTTATAGAAGAATTATCAGGGAGATATTCTCAAGTATATCAGAATAAGAAACAAAAAATAATAATCATAAATTATAGTGGGACTCGTGAGACTAGTGATTGGTTAAATAACTTTGATTATATATTTAGGACTTATAATATTTCAACAAGATATAAAAAGGCAAAAGCATTACTTGAAACGGTATTAAAGGATTATCCAAAATATACTATTAAATTAATTGGATATTCACAATCAGGTATTATTGTAAGAGAACTTGCTAAAATATATAGTGATGAGATATTTGAAATTATTAGTTTAAACCCTGGTAATCTATCAGTATATGAAGACGATGCACCAAAGAATGAATATGTCATTAAATCTGATCTAGATTTTGCATCATATTTTAGAAAACCAGAAAAGAATGATACTATAATTAAGTCAAAGACATCAAATATTGCTACAGAGCATTTGCCAGAAATATTATTCAGACTTAATCCAGATTTAGAAATTGGGCGAAAAAAATAATTTGTTCCGATTCATAAAATAATATCAGAATTAAAGAATGGTAATTTTCTTAATTTTGACGTGTGCCGATATTCGGCTTGGTATTTTTTATATTGTTCAGGGTCATTATTGTTTTTAATGGTGCATGTAGTATTTTCTTTTTTTTTTGCATTTAATCGCCTTTGGTAAAATTTATTATACTCATTGACCTTATCACGATGCGCGCTATTCCATTTTTTAGTGGCGTTCAGTCTTTGCTGTCTTAATTTTTCATACTTGGCAGCGGCAACAATAAGTAGGTCCTCAGGATTTTCCATTTCACAGTTTATAAAAATTATTTATATATATAAATATATATTTTATTATTTAATATAATTAATTCAATTTCGCTTGGATATAGTCGCCACTGCGTAGGCGTCGCATAAATTGCATAATGTTTATAAAAAATATCTATATTAGATAAATAAATACCATAATATATAGGTGTGATATTTTGA